GCATGTGTTAGCCCCTTTAAAAGGGTGCTACCATATGTATTATTGTTTCTACTGCTGTAACGAACAGCTATAGAAAATCGTTGATGAAGTGAATAATCTTTGTGGCGCTCGCGATCCTCACGGTTCGTATATCCACGAAGATTCGCCGTCGGCTATCCCGCCGCCATGAACAATTGTTCATTTCATAGGTTTGCGTATATAAAGGCATGTACCTTATAACATGTTGTCCGTATTCTGACTAGGAGAAAGAGTCAGGTTGCCGGATTGGGCCATAGGCCCGGAGTTTTGATAACTCTCCCGTTTTGTAGTCCGTTATTCTACTAACCCCATGTTTTTTATGAGTATGGAAGGGAGGTAATCACCCCTCCCCACACCCTTCGGGGTGTATTTGCGCCTTTTTGGCGCGCAACTGGGTTTGCTAGTACTTCCCAGTCTAAAAGTTCAATCTACCGTCCTGGTTGTTCTCTTGATAAAATGTACGTTTGCAGGTTTTCAAACCTTCTTTTGGTTACCCCTCCACTAGAAGTTTTACCCTCTTGAAAGATTTCCATGTTTTGTTTCGGCGCATTGAGAAAGGTTCGACGAACTGAACCGATCTATGATATGTTTAAAGCTATTTATAGTATAAGATCGAAACCAACCTCTGAGTTATCTTTTTGTTGAGCGTTTAATATTCTGTGACAACCTTGAGCAATGCGGCTCGGTTGTAAAAGAGGTCACTTCTTACCTGATATAAGAAGCAATTGTAGACCATTGATATCTGTCAGTTTCCCATGTTTTTACATTCCGATAACGATTCCCAAATTTATGTATCAAATTTCTGTAGTAGTGAGTACCGTTTGTACTCTTGTGTTAGTGAGTGTGAAAATAGTCTTCTTGCCCCGTATGTATTTAAGAACACCCAAGCCCATTATGCTGAGTGTTTTGACACCTGCGAGGAGCGGGAGAAGTTCGAGAGTGATTACCCTAATTGGGCAAAAATGTTTGATATTGCCATACCAAAACTTGCTGAGCAGTTAGAATCATTGAAGCTTCCTAAAATCATTGAGGATTTTGCTTTTATGATGCTGAGCATTAGAGATGCTAAGAGACCACGCACTGTTGTAGTTGCAATATGTGTTTTTCTCAAAAGCTACCTTGAAATCAATGGTAGTGTGATGTTGTTCCTCTTGAAGAAAGTGAACAAATTGTTGCGTAGCACGACCCAGTCAGAGGAGGTTTTCGAAACCACCATGATCGAGTCATTCATCAGTAATTTCAAAAAATATAAAAATTCAGAAAACAGTAAAAAGTTCTATAAACTCATTATGTATGTTTTTTCCTTGTCTGCCTTCGGCTATGATGAGGATAACGTGAATTTCGAATCCACGTACAAACACCTTTTCAAAAAGGTATATCATGGAGCTAGCGACTTCATAACTGTCTTTCTAGATGGTATAGTGTTTATGTGCAAGACCGGTTACCAGTGTTATAAGACGGGAACACTGAGTCCAATCTGGCATCACGACGATGCCTACAATCAGTACTTAGCTGATGTTATGGAAGTCAAGAGGAATGTAGTCCTCCTGAACGATCCCGAAACGCATGGTATTAATATCTTCGTATTTCAAGCAAAAGTTGAATCTCTGATAGAACAAGGAGATGCCATGGTTAAATTTAGTAATAACGAATGTGCGTCCGAAAGAAAATATCTTGCCAAATTGGTAAATGATGTTAAGATGATTAAGAGTGAGCTAACTACCAAGAAGGCCGCTCAAGAATCTAGGGCCGCTCCGTTTTCTTTATTGATTTATGGACACTCCAGCATTGGTAAGTCGAGCTTCACCCAATTGCTTTTTCAGCACTACGGGAAGATTTTCGATTTGCCTATAGATAGCGAGTTTCTTTATACTCGCAACGCCGTTGACCAATTTTGGTCCGGATTCACCTCAGTTCAATGGGGCGTTGTCTTGGATGACATTGGGTTTATGAAACCTTCTGCAGCTCCTAATGGCGACCCCTCTCTTTTAGAGATGTTACAGGTTGTGAACAATGTTCCATACAATCCTAACCAAGCCGAACTTGAGGCCAAGGGGCGGACACCCCTGCGTTGTAAGCTAGTTTTAGCGACATCTAACGTGCAAGATTTGAATGCTTTTTCATATTTTGCTTGTCCACTTGCTGTTCGACGACGTTTACCTTACGTCATCGAGCTCAAGCCTAAATCAGAGTATACATCTAATGAGATTATGCTCGACACTTCTTTACTCCCCACAGAAATAGAAGATTATCCCGATTTTTGGGGTATTGAAGTTAAAAAGGTTGTGCCTGCCACACCCGATCGTGCCACTTTGGAGTCGATTGGGTACTATACCGATATCCATGAATTTTTGGCGTGGTATGGCCATGAAGCTAAAGCTTTTGAGAAATCTCAGAAAAAAGCTATGGCTTCTATGGATGCTTGCAAAAGCGTCCCTGTTTGTCCTACATGTTGTTTTGTCAAAAGCAGATGTAAGTGTGCACTTCCCCAAGCTGGTATTATCAGCACAGGGTTAACGTCACATATAGCATCAAATCCGATTTATATGGATACTCTGCATTATTTGTACAGTTTTGCTATTTTTCGTTGTATTATTTTGTGTGTGCTTAGGCACGTGTGGTCACGCAGCGGGAATTTACTCGCTATGCAACTGATTGGTAGACGAAGATTTCAATCTTTTAAGCCTCCAGTTCACTTACAGGTCTTTTTGGCCTGTATATCCACAGCTTCATTCTATATGTTATTCAGATCATTTTTCCCTTCGCAAGAAGAAGAGAAAGTGTCTGGTGTTCAGGGTGGAGCTGGTTCCCGTCCCCGTCATATCGATGGGGAACGGGAAAATGTCTGGTACAATGAGAAGATCGAACTTACTCATTATGATATTGGACGCGCATCGCTATCTTTGAAAGGTAGTGAAGCCAAAGCAGAGGATATGATAACCAACAATATCGTTTTCCTCAATGCTCGACACAAGAGCGATGTCGACTCTGTTAGATTTCAGAGCGCTGTTTGTGTACGCGATTGTACCTATATGGCTAACAATCACTTATTTCCCGAAGAAGGGGAATACAAAATCACCGTTTGGCATAACGGTACTCGTGAAGGTATTGATACCAAAATTCAGTGCATTATCGATTCCAAGATGTTCGATCGGAGACCGGAGAAGGATCTAGTCTTTTTCCAACTTAAGGCTGTTCCTCCAAAGAGAGATATATCAAAATTGTTTGCACGCATTCCCATCAAGGGTAAGTTTGCTGGCACATTGGTATCGAAACTCAAAGGAGAAATTTCCAAACGACATGTTAAGGCTATCCACACAGCACTTGTGAATGTAGAAAGTCTCGATAAACGTTTCGAACAATATGTTGGGAACGTCGATCTCCCCACCACTGAGGGGGATTGTGGATCACCATTGATCATCTCATCCTCTTATGGACCCGTTTTAGCGGGTATTCATATAGTTGGAAGTGATAACATGGTTGGTTCCATTATCGTATTGCAGAGTGATATCGATCGGATAAATTTCCGATGGGGTGTCCAAGCTGGAACTTCTTTAGAAGATCTGTCATTGAGCGCTCCCTCAGCAAAACATGTACTGGGTCCATTGCATCCTAAAAGTGTGTTTAGATATATACAACACGGGAATGCAGCTGTGTTAGGTTCTTTTCAAGGATCTTTCCGAAGCAAGGGTAAATCCAAGGTTCGCAAAACTCTTTATTATGAGGATATGCGTGAGTTAGGGTATCGCGATGAAAGCGGTGCCCCTGACATGAATACGTGGCGGCCCTGGCGTCTGGCAGCTCTTGAGATGACTCAAATTACCAATCCGTTTAATGATCATATACTGAATGAAGTCAAAGAATGTTTTCTCGAAGAAATAGTTAATGATTTAGCGGAATTGCCGGACAATTGCGTCAACATAGAAGATATTCATCCCTATGATGACGACACAGTTTTAAATGGAGAACCCGGTGTAGCGTTTGTTGACAAAATCAACAGAAACACTAGTGCCGGTTTCCCATGGAAGACTACCAAGAAGAAGTTTTTAATTGAACAAGAATGTTCTATTCATCCTTCATGTATGTGCATGTCGGAGGAAATAGTAGATCGTATCGCTCGGATGGAGGAGACGTATCTAGCCGGTGAACGGGTGTATCCCGTTTTTGCTGGCAACCTCAAGGATGAGGCTTTGCCAATAGAGAAGTGTCTCTGTGGTAAGACTCGTGTGTTCGCAGGTGGTCCTTTCGATTGGACATTTATTGTCCGAAAGTATTACCTATCAATTGTTAGACTGATTCAAAACCACCAGCAGCTGTTTGAGTGTAGTGTTGGTATTTCAGCCCAGTCTTTGGCTTGGGATGATTTGCACGAATACCTCGTACAGTTTGGAGAAGATCGTATGTTTGCTGGAGATTATTCCAAATACGATAAAAAGATGTCGCCCACTGTCATATTGGAGGCTTTCGAAATTTTAATTTCGTTGGCAATAAAAAGTGGGAACTATTCACATGATGATATCAGAATCATGAGAGGAATCGCTGTAGATACGGCTTTTCCAGTCATTGACTTCAATGGAGATTTAGTGCAATTCTTTGGATCGAATCCTTCTGGTCATCCCTTAACGGTGGTGATCAATAGTTTGGTCAACAGTTTGTACATGCGTTACGCATATACTCTATTGAATCCCCTTTCCGAGTGTTACTCTTTTAAGAAGAATGTAGCTTTGATAACATATGGGGATGATAACGTCGCTGGCGTGAATAAGGATTGTCATTTCTTCAATCATACGACAGTCCAGGAATGTTTTGCAAGTTTGGGTATCAAATACACAATGGCAGATAAGGAATCCGAATCTATCCCTTTCTTGCACATTTCAAATATCGAATTCTTAAAGCGCAAATGGCGCTACGATGAAGAACTAGGTCATTACGTATGTCCTTTGAATGAGAGTTCCATTCATAAAATGCTTACACGAGTAGTCGTGTCAGACACCGAATCACGCGAAGTACAGGCCACCCAAGTTTTGGATACAGCCTGCAGAGAGTATTTTTGGTACGGACGAAAAGTCTTCGAGCAGAAACGCTCAGAATTTATAACCGTATATGAGAAACATGAGTTTCAACTCTATGGTTGGGAGGGCATATTCCCTACTTGGGATGTCCTCAAGGCGGAGTTTTTAGGAACTCCAACCTGGTCTTTAGCTACAGATCAGGATCTTCCTAGTGGAGATCACAGCGAAATAGCTTGGTAGAGCTAGTTACTGCACGACATGTTGGGGTGGTTACCCTTTGTTGTGAGAATGGAGCTCTACTATACTGTGTTTGGGGCGTTCCCCCAGGCGTTATTTAGCGTCGGATTTATCAGTATCCAAACAATAACCTAGATTAGTGTGTAAGATTGTAAAGCACTGATGACTTATCAAACCAATCGCAAATTCAAATCAAAATGTGAATATCGGTGAGCACCTCACTAGAGATGATGCTCCCCAGACTGAATTAAGTCAAAATTTAACTTTCCATGATTCTATCGGAGGTGAATCCGTAAATTATGGTCCACAGGACAATTGGATAGCCCAAGCTGATGGTACACCCAGTATCGAGTTAGGCCAATTCTTATCGCGTCCTACACGTATCGCGAGTTTTTCGTGGGCGGGCTCCAGTGCATCTGGTACCCTTATCAATGACATATACCCGTGGTATCAATTTCTCAACAATTCTGTTATCAAACGCAAGATTGAAAATTTCGCCTTTATCCGTGGTGATCTTCATTTGAAGATTACTGTGAATGCCTCTCCTTTTTATTTTGGATTGGCTCGTACGTATTATTGCCCTTTACAGACAATTGCGGATTTTGAGCGTATTGATTACGGAAATGCATCAGTGAATATGAAACGAATTCAGACATCACAGCACCCAGGCGTGTTTATCTTGCCTCAAGCTAATGTTGGGGGTGAGATTACGGCACCGTTTTTCTTTCCAAAGAATTGGTTGGATCTTGGAAGTGCGAGTGAAGTACAAGGAATGGGTCGTTTATACACTATGGTGGAATATCCTCTGGATACTGCCAATGGTGTCTCGGCTCCTGCCTTAAATGTCCAAATTTTTGCGTGGATGGAAAATGTCGAGCTTATGGGCCCTACTATTTCTGGTACGCTTCAATCAGGGCGAGCTGCAAGTGAAGACGAATTTGTAGGACATGGACAAATATCCGCGCCCGCTTCCGCTGTTTCTCGCATTGCTACAACCATGAAGGATATTCCTATCATTGGTCGCTTTGCCCAAGCTACCTCTATTGGCGCTTCAGCTGTTGGGAAAATAGCCTCTTTATGGGGATATACAAACACACCTGTTATTGACGATGTACATGCTTTTGTCCCTAGGAATTTACCCGGGTTGGCTTCATCGGAGATTGGAATTGGTCTTGAGAAATTTACTCTAGATCCCAAACAGGAACTTTCCATCGATCCGTCGTTGAATGGTCTTCCTAGTCAGGATGAACTTTCTATGGCATATCTGATGAAGAAGGAGTCTCTCCTCACGGTAGCTCCTTGGTCTACGTCTAATATTGCCGATGATCTTTTATTTAATGCCCGTATAGAGCCTTCTTTGGGTGCTTCTACTACTCTTATTGGTCCGCCAGCACAGAGTTTAGTAGCTCTCACTGTTCAAGCTAATGTGGCGTCCCTTTTCCAATATTGGAGAGGTGATATCATATTCCGGGTACAAATCATTGGAACTAAGTTCCACAAAGGTCGTTTGCGAATTTCGTATGATCCAGTCGGTGAAATCGGGACTGACCCAGATTCTATCAATGCTGTGTTTACACACATTGTGGATATTGGGGAAGAAAATAATATTGAGTTTAGAGTCCCTTGGCATCAATCCATTGCTTGGAAAACATGTCGAACACCAGCCCAAGTCTTGGCGGATGGTTCTTATTCCACCTCTGCCTTATCACAATCCACTGGCTTTGCCAACGGTTTGTTTACAATTCGCGTTCTCAACACTTTAACTGCTCCTGTGGACACAAGCACAATAGGTTTAGCAATTTTCGTAAGAGGAGGAGATGAATTAGAATTTTCTGTACCAATCGATTTGACACCACAATCTAGCAATGCTATGTATTCCTTTAGGAATGCACAGTCAGGCATGGGAATGGGGTCTATTGATACTATGGAGAATGAAGTCACTCGAGTTACTATAGGTGATTCCAAATCCAAACCGCATGATAAGCGATATCTGCAAAATTTTGGGGAAATTGTCCCCTCGCTTAGAAAGCTATTAAGGAGATCAAGTTTACTTGAATATATCTCCCTTGATGATGTTTCGGCATCGTCATTGGCATTTTGGAAGGCCACATGGCCATTAACCACACCTGTACCTGGGTACGCGAATGATGGAATGCACGCTGCTACTGGAGGAGCAATTAATTTTGTTCCTATGCATCCGGCCACTTTTGTTAGGTACATGTACTCCGCCTGGAAGGGAGGAATGCGCTACCATATACAATTTGGACCAGGATCACAAGCAAATATGGATGACATCACTGTGGTGCGAATTTCCAATCCGACAACAGCTCTGGCACGAGCTTCAACAAATGTGTCAACAAATCTTACCGACCGCTCTGCAAGAGCAAGTTTTCTGATGACTAATGGCGCCTTGGGTGCCGGAGCCTCAGCAATCACAGCCACGCGAAATCAATGTGGCGTGTCGGTCGAAGCGCCGTATTATTCGGCCTATAACTTTAGTATGAACACTGTAGTGGATAACACTGCTGGTCCCACATCATACAGTTACGATTTCAATAATCAATTCGGGATCATCTCTTTCGTAGACCCTACTACTAGTGGGGCATCGAATCTATCGCAGATTGCGGTAAAGAAATTTGCATCTATTGCACCAGACTGGAACGTCTACTTTTTTGTTTCTGTTCCAACTATATACTACTTTTCCACTCCTTCGATATCTTAGGTTACTCTCTTGCGAGAGGGTATCCAGG